CATCTTCTTTGCCATCCTTTGTATTTACTGCTAACGCTAGAATTGAAACAGGCTTTAACGTTATTGCAAGCCCTGCTGTATATGCTGCATTGAAAAGTGATGGGTTTTTGTCAATCTTTAATAACGCCTTCTGTAATTTTGGGCTTGTAGTTATGTAGTTTGCGACCCTAGTAGATATTTTCATTAAGTCTCCCAAAATTTAACATCTTGTTTTAATAAAGATATTCTAGCATTTAAGAACTTAACATCATCTTGGAACATTACCTCTTCATAAACTGTTGGCTCTTTTAAATATTCCACCACCTCAACGTACTCATCGTTAGTTAAATTTAAAAATATGGGCTCTAGATATGTTGGGCTTTTTATATATTTGTCAGAGTTTAAATATTCCTCTAGTTTTTTGCTCAATCCTTCGATACTTCCTAGTTCATATAGGTATAATTTAGCCTTCTTTTTGAATTCTTTGTCAATACTTATCGACATTATCATTAATTCTGTGGTTTCTAGATTTATTTCTTCGTATATAATTTTAATCTTTTTCATTATTTTTACTCCTGAAATATCTAATCTTACCTAATATTATCTGTTTAATATCTTTATCTAGTGTGGAGAAATACTTATTTTTAATGTTTTTATCTAGTTTTATTGTATAAATTGTATGATTTGTATCGTTTTGTAGTGATTTCTTGCAGTTTTCACACAAAATAACTATATTATTATCTAAATATCCTTTTTTAACATTTATTCTATGTGCATGCTTCTCTTTTAGGCTTTTAAACTCATATCCGCACAAAAAGCAAGTATTCACTTTATTTTTTTGGAAATTCTTTCTTTTCATTCAAATATTTCTTTGTCTCGCTATAAAAACTGGCTTTGAACCTTTTGTGTGCTGGCATATGAAGTATTTCTGATTTTATATTGCGTTTTTTACACTCTCTAGTCTTAACTATCCTATCTTTTGCGTGTCTGAAGCCTAATGTTATAAATCCTATGAAAGATACTTCTTTTTTATCTAATAACATAGCCCTAATTACCTTTGGGAGTGCTTTTAATACTCTTATCAAATTGCACTTAGTAATATTTTTATTTAGTCTCATATAATCGACTAAATCTAGTATTTTTATTTCTTTATTCTTCATTCGCTTTCTTTATTTTAAGTAATATCAACAGTCTTTCCATTTTAGCTTTATAGTAATTCATTATAGCTTCATTATCTTCATTTATTTTATTAAATAATGTATTATCAAAAGCCTTACACAGTTTTACTTTTGGGAATAAATAATCACTTTTTATCTTCCCATTTGTAAGCGGTAGATTTGATACAAAATCTCTTTTTTCGCACCATATTCTAAATAGTGTTCCAAACTTTATTTTATATCCATCTCTTATATAATCAATTATAGCATAGAAAATAATGAGTGTCAAGTATCTTAACTCATTAATTGAAATAACATCATTTTCATGCATGTTATTATTGACTTCTAGGCTCAATAAATTCAAGAACTCACTTGAAATGTGAATGGGGTGTGATTGATACCTGCGAAGACTTTTGTAGTGTAGTGTTTTTTTATTTAAAGCTATTTCTGCCTTTACAGCCTGTTCAAACCTAGGACTTTTTAATATTTCATTAAGTCTATAATTAATTTCTTCATCAATTATAGGCATATAGGTTCTATAAATCTGGCGTTTTAATATTCCAAATTGACGAGTATTATCTTCTTTATCCAAATACATTTTTGAAGCCAAAGCTTCGTTATGTGCCTTATTTCTGTATTTGTTAATTACTGATTTTCTTATCATTTTTAGATATTTTTGGCGTATTCTATCTTCAATATATTTCATTTAAAAAATCCTTAAAGTGTTTCATCCTAAAAATTATTATAGTTCATATTTTAAAATTTTACAACAAGTACAAAAATATTAAGAAAATATTAAGATTTATTAAAAACTGTTGTAATATAATTATATTTGACTATAATATATATTATGGTATATAATACCTCTAGGGTTATTATATTATAGTATTATTATATTATATATAATATACCTATACTATATAAATACTATACTACATAAGGTATATAATAAATAATTATACTATAATAAGTAATAATACTATACTTATAATATACCTATACTTATAATTAACCTTAGAAGATTATAATACTACACTTTATACACTCTAGGATTATTAATTAATAAAATAAATATAATAATACTAGAAGATAATTATATTTAAAATACTATAAACTCTAGAATTATTAATATATATAGACTAATTATATAATCAAAATTTCAACAACTCTAGGCAAAACTGTTGTAAAAAAATAAAATCTAAACTATAATAATTTTTAGGAAGATTAAATTTTTAATAAATTTTAAAAATCATCCTTAAAGTGTTTTTTGTATTGGGAATAATAAATATTCAAGGATTATTTCTTTTAGTTCTTATTCTCAATACTTTTTTTCAACTCAAGGATGACATACACTTTAAGGAAAATATGCTACAATCTTATGAAAAGAAATTTCTAGAATTAGCATCTAAGAAAGAGTATTGGAAACAAAATCCAGCAGATTTTATGAAAGAAATGCTGAACTTAGATTTACCAATACATCAGAAAAAGATGTTAAAGGCTATTGTTAAGTACAATAGGGTATCTATAGTTTCGTCAAACTCCATTGGAAAATCATTGCTTCTTTCTGCAATAGCTGTTTGGTTCTTTTTTTGTTATATTGAATCAAATCCAATGAATAATACAATTGTAGTATTTACTGCACCTAACTTTGCTCAGGTCAAAAGAAACGTTTATGATAAGGTTAAACATCATATATCAGTTGCTGATAGAAAACTTTTATCAATGTTTACTCCAGAAGAAGTTGAACTTATAAAACAAAGATATGGTAATGATGCCTTAACTATGTTTGGTAAGATTTCTGAAGATAAAAATAGAGCAGAGGTTAAGTTTGATAATTTAAGCTATATTGCTGGAGTTTCATCTGATGGCGAAAACAAAGTTGTTGGACAGCACGGTGTAAATGTTTTAATGATTTACGATGAAGCACAAGGGATTCTAGACTCTGTTTATTCAGACTTTAGGGGTATTGCCAAGGGTGGTAAAATCGTAAAAGAAATTATGATTGGCAACTCTACCATACCTGAAAGTAAGGGTAATTTTGGTAGATTTTATAATAGTTTTCAGGAAGGAACAAACTTCCACAATATAAAAATATCTTGCTTTGATACTCATACATTTAAAGAGTTAGGAATAACTCTAGATGACTATACTTGCAAGGAAGATGACGAAAACTACTGGCGAAATAAACTTGATAGACACGCTAGTAAGTTTCATAATAAAAAAATATCATACTACGACTATAAAAAAACAGATGATTTAGCTAAGTGGGAAGAACTTGCAAAGGAATCAATAGCTCCTTGGAGTTATTTCTTAATCAATCCAATATCTGTTTATGATGAATTAGTTGAGTGTGGACACAATATAAATTCATACGAATTTCTAACAAGGTGTAGGGCTGAGTTTCCGTTAGGAGTATCTCACTCACTCATACCTCTGAACTGGATACAAACATCAATACAAAACTATAGCGAAGAGCATTGCTGGATTAAAGGTGATATAGTTATGGGAGTTGACGTTGGTGGAGGTTCTGGAGCTGATGACTCTGCAATAGCTGTTAGAGATGGAAATAAAGTTATTTATTGTAAAAAGTTCAACTTAGAAATATTTGAACTTATTGATAAAATAACAGAAGTATATCACGAATATAATGTTGACAGAATTCAAATAGAAAGTGATGGTATCGGTAAAGATAAATATATCTTACTTCAAAAAGCTAACTTGCCAGTTGTAGGAATACAATCTGGTGGCGGAGCTGGACTACAAGATGACACTTTCTTGTTCGATAAAAAAGCCAATGACGATATAAAAAGAAAGTTCAATAGAAAAAGAGATGAACTTTGGTATAACTTTAGACAGGCTTTAAATCCTATTAGACTTCAAATAGATGGTAAACTTCCAATATTATTACCAGATGATGATGACTTAAAAAAAGAACTTCCAGCTATTACATTTGATGATACTGGTAAATTTAAAATAATACCAAAAGACGATTTAAGAAAAATATTGAAGGGTTCGCCAAACAAAGCTGACTCTGTTATATTCGCATTTGCAGAATGTGGTGAAGCATTTAGTACGAAGTATAAGTTTGGAGCTTACAATATAAGCTCTGGAATTAACAGGAATGATATTTAAAATATGACAAAAAGAAATAGAAGTTCTAAAGATAGCAATTACTTCGAGATTACAAAAGCCAATGGCACAACTGGAACAGAATTAGGTGTTCCTGGTTTGGCTATCCAAATGGGCAACGTAAAAGAAGATGTTATTGAAATACTTCGTGGACCTAAAAGATTAAAGCTTCTTGAAGAAATGGTTAAGTATGACCCTCTTATCGGTGCTTTTAATAATATGTTTCAATCTCAGTTTATGAATGTAGATTGGTCAACAGAAGCTTCTGAAAAAGACAATTCTCAAGCCGAGGAAGTTAAAGAATTATTTGATACAATTCTTTTTAAAGATTTATCCAAAGGTAATTTTGACGAACTTGTTTTAAATGCTATGACCAAAGCTATATATGGATTTGCCATTATAGAGCCTGTATTCAAAAAAAGAGACGGTTATAAAAAAGATAAAAATAAATCATCTAAATACACTGATGGTAAAATAGGTTTAGCAAAATTTGCACCTAGATACCAAGGTTCGATAGCTGAATGGGTATTTGATGATAAATTCAGAGAAATAGTGGCTGTAAAGCAAAAAGACCCAAATACATTTAATGAAGTCGAGTTGCCTTACGATAGAATACTACACTTTAAGCACAACTCCGTAAATAATAACCCACAGGGGCAAAGTTTATACTTAAATACAGCCATTTCCTATCACAGAAAAAAGAAAACTGCACAATCTCAAGACCAAAGATATGATAAAGGTTTTGCAGGAATACTTGACATAGAATTACCAAGTGCAGTACTTGACCCACAAACAACTAATGCTAATTTTCGAGCTATTCAGGAGTGGGCTAGAACAACTGGCTTAAATGCTAGTACTGGCAGAACTCAATCAATAGTTCACCCAGAATTTGCAAAAGTAAATATCTTATCATCAAACAATGATGGTATAGATGCATCAATGATTATATCGGAATGCAACAGGGAAATTGCAGTTGCCTTATTGTCTGACTTCTTTTTAGTAACTCAAAAATCTGGTAACTCTGGAGCATTGGGGCAATCTAAAATTAAAGTATTTAAAACAATGATTAATTCAATGCTTGATGAAGTCGCAAATGAAATAAACGATAAGCTAATTCCTATGTTGATAGATAAAAATGCATTAGACAGAAATTTAGCTCCTAAAATAACTCACACCGAGGTTGAAGATTTAGACCTTACCAATATGTTGCTGATGATACAGAGCGCAGATAAGTCCAAACTACTACCTCCTTCTATGGAATTAAGTAACTATGTAGTTAAGAAAATTCTCGGAAAAGATGCACCAGAAACTAATCAGGAAGATTATGATAAGTATTTGTATCGTTCGGAAGTCCTTTACAATAACAGCATGGATAAGTTAGATACGCAGTCAGTTGATGAAGTTAAGGAAGATATAATATAATGCCAGTAAACGAATGTCAATTAGACGGAAAAAGTGGATATAAGTGGGGTGATGGTGGTAAATGCTATACCTACAATTCAGACAATGAACAATCCAAAAAAGATGCTAAACAAAAAGCATTAAATCAAGGAATTGCAATGGGAGATATTGATATTTCTAAATCATTTGAAAATGGTGAAGATAATTTTGTATATGCGACAGTATATGCACAAAACATCTGGACCAAAGCTGACGGTACTAAATTTACTATTTGTGAAAAATGCAATGAGGCACATTATATATCTGAACTAAATGATGGCTCTTGTCCATCTTGCTCAAATAGATGTTTAGATGCACACAATGAAGGTATGGACAGTAATGCTATCGAGAAAGCTTGTTGGGGCTATTTAAAAACAATTAATGATAAGGCTTTAATGTCATATAAAGCATTAGATGCTATTCAAAAAGTAATTAATGGCGATGAAGAAATAGATGTAACTGATATCGTTTCATATATCGCAAAGAATAAATATCATGTTGGATTTTTACACGAAATATTTGAAGAAGATATTGGCTATCCAGTTGAAAATCACTGTGTTAGGGAAAAAGTTCAAGCCTTTGGTGAAGAATACGACAAGTACACTTGGAAAGCTGGATTTGTGTTATCTGACAGTATATTTGAAAAAGTAAAAGATGGAACAATTATTGGCTATTCTTATGGTGGTCTTGGTTCTGCATCTGAAATTAATTAGGAGTTTTTGTTAAATGGCAAAAAAAATTAAAGAATTAAAGCTGAGTAAGGTAAATGAAGTTAGTCTTTGTACTACTTTTTGCCCACCAGCTAACGGTTTAAAAGCA